ATAATGTTTTGGTAATTAAAGACTTCTACAAAGACACACCATCATGGCAAGAGTTCATGGATTATATAGATAAAAGCTCAAAGGTGATAGACGCTAAAATGCCTTCTGAGCCAAATGAGTATGATAAATCTTTGGGTGCTGTAATCATTGGAAATGTAGTCGTTAAACAAAACTTTTATTATTATATTGTTATGGACTGGCATATGAACAAGGCAACTGAAGAAATAGAAAAAGCCTTTAATGATGTCTTTGATGCTATAGGTGGGATTAGTTCTATTTATCTAAATACTTCAAGTAATGTAAGGAATGTAGAACAACACTTTGATGATCTTGATAACTTTTATTGGCAGTGTATAGGCTCAACTACATGGCATTGTAAAGATAAAACCTATGTAGTAAATCCAGGAGATATGGTGTATATCCCATCTAAAAGCTATCATGGAGTAGATTTTTCTATGCCTAGGGCTGCTATAGGCTTTAGTTGGATTCTAGACTAAAAACGGTACAGCTCTTTGGCTATCTGGCTGTACAGGCTTCAGATACTTTATGAGATAAGAACTCTCCGCATGGACAATAATCTGTTCTGCATGTACATATAGTCTCTGGTAAAACCTCTAATACTGTATCAGAAAGATCACATGGACTATTGCTCTCATGGGATACATACTCTCCACATGGGGAAAAGCCCATCTTTCCGTATTCTCCAGCATGACCTATTCCTTTAGTGCTTGCATTACATAGTTCTGGTTTCATATCTTTATTGTATCATATAGTGTATTTACTATAGGGGTAATAGTGCCTTACTTGACTTACCCGTTTTTTTCTGAGACAATTGTACTAAGATACTATTGAAAGGTTTTACAATGAAGATCAAAGGTTCATTATGTGCTCATAAGCGTGGAGAGCGTTACTTTACTAGTTATCACTGGTGTAATGAATGTCCTCCTATTGCTGTGTACCGTGCCATGGAGCGTCAACAAAAGCTTGACTGGACAAATGCTAATAAGAAGAGAAATGAAGCATGGAAGGTTAAGAACGTACGAAGGATTAAGCATGACAAGAGTTTAGCGGATAAGGGATTCTAACCAATGGTGCCCCTTTGGGGCATGGAAGGTTTATAACCTCTATATCGCCGCCGAACTTAAAAGCAATCATGCTATAATTTTTAAATGAAAACTATAGCCCATGCGCTTGGCGTGTATGAAATTGAAAACTTCTTAACCGAAGATGAGGTAAATGGTCTGTTGCTTTCAGCTGATCCTAATGGGTTTATTGAGTCACATCCAGGAAACATAGTTCAAGATCTAACTTCAGAATCTTTAGCCTATATACCCGCAATCAGCGACAGGATTTTATCATGCTTTAATAATGCTCAATCTCATACAAAAATTACCAACATCAGAAGGCTAAAAGATGGTGAATTTATGCATCCTCATAAAGATGGTGGATACCCTAACAGCAAACAAACTATAGTATTTGGAATTGCTCTATACCTTAATGATGACTTTACAGGTGGGGAGCTCAACTATCCAAACTTAAATATATCTATTAAACCCAAAAAAGCGAGCATGCTCATACATGATGCCAACCTTCTACATCAGGTTTTGCCAGTGGCATCTGGTAGTAGATATTCTATAACTACATTTATTTTTGGTAAAGATTCAACCACAGTTAAATAATTAACCTTTAGGCTATATACCTAATAAATAGTGTATAATGTAAGCATGAAACCTATATATGATATCCCGCTGCTTTCCTCAGAGGAAGTCCCTAATTTTCTAGATCAATTCAAAGGTAAGGTTGGTCTATTGGTCAACACAACAGTTGGTTGTGGCAATGCAAATCAAATGGAAGTCCTGCAGTGGCTTCAAGACAAGTATGGTGGAGATGACTTCCAGGTTATTGCCATACCTACAAATGATTACTGTGGCCCTGGTATAACACATGGTAAGTGGTCACAAGGTATTACATGTGGTGCTGACTCAGCTAATTATGGCAAAGATGTTTATGGAACTACCTTTCAATTCTCAGAGATGGTAGCATCAAATCCAAATGCTGCTGTTAATGAGCTTAGTCCTCATAATGGAAATAAAGAAGTAAATGGTTTGGGTCAACCAAGAAAAGAATCTCACGAACTTTATAAGCAAGTTGCTGAGCAAATGTATGAATTTGCACAGAAAGAAAGAGAACTTGGAATTGTAAATACAAAGGAACACTACTCATACTGGTTAAATATGGATACTGCTGGAGCAGAACAAGGTGGAAACTTTGAAAAATATATCATTGATAGAGATGGATATATTGCTAAGTGGTTACAATGCACTGTATTGAATTATGATTCTGAAAAGGGAGTCAAAGAGGCAGCAGCAAGAGAAGGTAGACCAATTGGCGTTGGACCTGGAAGATCACAAAAAATATTTGAAGAAGAATATGCTTTTGTTTGTAACATTATTGAGGGGCTAATTGCAGGTAAAAGGTCCATCATTAATCCAAATGCATAAAAATCATGATAATACCAAAAATAATTTGGCAAACTCATGAGTGTGATTATGAAGATCTTCCAGAAATCCATAAGTATACGTCAGGTATATGGAAAAAAAATACTGAAGGTTGGGAATACAGGTATCATTCTTCTAAAGACAGAAGAAGTTTTATAGAAACAGAATTTCCTCAGTATCTATATTTGTACGATCACATAGTTCCTGGCATATACCAGTCTGATTTTTGGAGATATTTAATTCTTTATAAATATGGAGGTATTTATTCAGATTTAGATTCTGTATTAGAAATGGATATTAATAGCAAAGAATGCAAAAAATTAATAAACTTTGATGCATCAATAAATGTTGCCTCTAATTTAGGTACAAATATATATAATAATTGCTCAATAGTTGCAGCTCCAAATAATAAAGTTCTATTCAATGTAATTGAGTTGATGATAGAAAGATGCAAAAAGTTAGTAAACGGTGTTTCAGATCCAAAACTAATAGATGGTATGTGGATAACGGCTACTGGTCCAGGAATGTATAATAAGGTTATTATTGATAATATGTCTGAAGTTTATATTTCAAAAATGCCAATACATCACTGCAATAGTTTAAAATCTGCCAAAGATAGAGATCGCAAAGGATCAGATCCTAATTTATACATGTGTAATCATTATCTTTGTGGTATTATAGATGTATGAACCAAAGCAAATGTTTTTACTGCGACAATGATGCATCATACTTTGATGTAATTATGGATGATGAAGAGTATCTGGTCGCTGACGTATGCATGGATCACTTAAAGATGGGGTTATCATCATGAAACAAACGTGGGCAGATAGAAGTTCTCAAGAAGAATTTGTACTAAATGTTCTTAAAAATAAAAAAGAAGGATACTATGTTGAGTTAGGTGCAGCTCACTCAAAAAACGGAAGCAATACGTATAGACTTGAAAATGAGTTTGACTGGAAGGGAGTTTCTTTTGAAATTGTTCCAGAATTACATAAGGAAGTTTCAGAGAACAGAAAGAACCCATGCATACTTGGTGATGCAACAAAGTTTGATTACATAAAGTATTTTGAAGAAAATAATTTTCCTAATCAAATAGACTATCTTCAGGTAGATATTGATGCTGGATATGATCAAAAGGGTAGACCAGTTGGTACTGCTTATACTACTCTTCATGGTTTAATTGCTGTTCCATTAAATAAATATAGATTTTCAGTCATTACATTTGAGCATGATGCCAACATGTATTGGAAGAACACTTCAATAAGAGATATGCAAAGAGAAATTCTTGACTCTTTGGGTTATTCTTTAGCAGTCAGAGAAATACATGAAGACTGGTGGGTAGATCCAAACGTTATTCCACTAGAAGAATATCGTGAGCATTTTAGGTGGGACACTCTGTAGAATGAACAAAAGAATACTCAGAGATGGTTCTGAAGTAGATTCATTTGAAAAGCCAGTTGATTTAGTTATACATACAAAATGTCCAGAAAAATGGAAGCTAATTGATTTGGAAACAGGTGAAGAATACCTTGGTTCTGAAATAGGAACAGATTTTGCAGAGATACTAAGAGAAAAAGTAAAGATTAATAAGATAGGTACTTGGGTAAAAACCAAGGGTAAAAAGCATACTTGACATATAGATACAATTAAGGTATTATTGTTATATGTGCAATAAATGCGGTATGGACAAAGAAAACATAGAGTACTGGGATAACCATCAGACTATGAGTGATTACAGGGTGTGGTGTGTCAAGAGAGCCTAGAATTATGCAGATGGACTGGAAAGCTTTAGGATATGAAAGAGAGTATAAAGATGGAAGACTCAGATGGGTTCCTCAGAATGTCACAGAAAATACAAAGGACCAAGATCCTTCCACTTAGATGGTTTGGTAATGCCTGTAGTGATATTGCTACTAGGAGTTTACTTAAAGCTTTTGATTTAGATGAGCAAGGTAGCTATGGATACCGTTTCAAATTTCATAGCAAGGTTTGGGTTACATTCAACAAGCCTTATGAGCGTTGGGGAACGTACTACACCATTGATACAAGTAAGTGGAAAGATTGATGTTATAAGCGATTGATCTGCTTGTTAACAAACTCTAAAAATTTGCCAGTGATAAGGGCGAAACCTAATTCAGGCTTTGCACTGACGCATCCTGGACTTACTAAATACTTTGCCCATTCCTTTACCGCTTCCTTGTTCTTGCCTGCTGTATCTGCTAGGAGGTAGGATACGATGCCTAGAGGGTATGCTCCAGGCTCTTTGGTTGCATAGTCATAGGTAAGTATGTTATTTGAGTCTATTGAGGCTTCTCCAAGGAATGCTGATACGTTTGCACTGTTAGGCTCAACAAAGTTACCTGATGCATTACCTATGTTTGCTACCTTTAGGTTAAAGAACTTAGCAAAAGAAACCTCTGCATATGTAATAGAATACTTAGTCTTTGAAGCAAGTGTTGCTACACCTTGTGACTGGTTTGCTCCAACGATTCTTCCCATATTTCCAATGTCATTTATATTCTTTGGAAATGATGTTGAGAATGAATCAGATACAGGCTTTGTCCAAACCTCTGGTACTGATGCTTTCATGTATCTAACAAAGTTGTTTGTTGTTCCAGAGTTATCAAGTCTAAAGATAACCTTGATCTTTTGATTTGGAAGTGTGTACACAATACTCTTAGTTGCTACTCTTAATACTACTGGGTTGCCAGCTTTGTCCTTAACTAGATTACCGTTCTTATCTTTTCTATATATAACTTCTTTTATCTTTCTATTGTTATCAGCTTTAATAGCAGGATCATTCCACATTGTTATTTCTCCCGCAAAAATCTTAGCAACAGTAGTTGATGATAAATAAACCTGTCTATTACCTGGAAGATTGTGCATGACAGCAATAGGTGCAGCAACAATTGGTATATGTATGATAGATGGCTTCTTTGTTGACGCAGTATGTGCTGAATCTGAGAACCAGAAATCACCAATTCCCTTATCTGATGATGTCTTTCCAGCACCAGACCCATTAGGAGAGTATGTAACTACATTGCCTGTTGACTTAGCATAAGATGATCTGCATTCGTCAATAAGGTTAGCTGGGAAAGATGCACCGTTGCCAACAATATTTTCTGCTGCAATGGCTGGGGTAGAAATAGATAGAGCAGCAACGACTGCTATTACGATAAGTTTAAGTCTCATAACAAAAGTATATACGACAAAGATAAATGTTTGCTATAAAATAAGACTATTTAACCAATTGTTCATCTAATGTTTTACTTACTATCAAAAGTAAGCTCAAAATCTTTATCCCTAGTAAAAATTAATGGGACCGTATATCTATTCTCTTTAATTGATTTCACTTCATGCCATGATTCATAATCACCTGAAGGAAAAATAACTAAATTTCCAGCTTCAGGTTGTATTGAAAGTCCAACTCTGGGAAAGTCTAAGTTTCCACTATCTTGAAGAGTGTTTAAATATATAACAGCACTATAGGTAAAGTAAGAATTAGCATTATCAGGATCAGTGTCAAGATGAGGCCCAAGGAAACCTCCTGGAGTTTGTTTTGCAAGCCACAATGAGGCTAAAAAAAGATCTTTATCGTCATTATATTCATATGCAATAACTTTTTTAGCAATTTCTGTGGCATTGAATATGATCTTGTGGATCTCATTTAGCCCAGTTACTGGGTATGTAGACTTATCTTTCTGAAAGGCATCTTTTCCAAACATTTTTGTAAAACGTTTATCAGCACTACCCTGCTCAAACAAACTAATATTATTATCTATGTAACTAATTATCTTATTTGCATCATCAATGCTTACAAAATCTTTGATTACCTTTATTTGACCCATGCTAATAATTATAGCACTTCTTGGTTGACATTGTTTCTTGTAACATGTATAATAGAAATATGAGCCTAGACGATATGTTATTAAGAGAAGAAATTGCCAGAGCTATTGAGGCTATTCCTCTTGGTGAGGAAAATGCACAACTAAATGGATTAGGCATGCGTATGCTTGCTGCAAAGGTTGCAAGAGGAGATAGCAATATGTTTGAGAATCAGGTTGATTTTGAATAAACATTACGATATACCTGATCCTTTTCAAACCTTTGTATCCAAAAAGTATGCCAATGCCAAAGGGTATATCCATGACTTCTTTACTGGTGAATGGTCTTATAAGTGTTTATCTTGTAAGGAAGATTTGATTGGTCCATCCCGCAAAATTTTGACAAAGATTAGATTGTTTCATACAAGAAATGAGTGCTTGGGTGGGTACTAAGAATGAAAAATGTATACATATTGGGAGACTCCAACGCTAAATATTTGGTTGATCCATTTAGCGATGAAGAATACTTTCATGATATATACATAGAAGATATACATCTTCACGTAAGAGCATTTAAATCTTTTACTGCCTATCAAGTTAACGAAGAAGTGCTGGACAGTATAGGATTTGAAGATAATTCTATTGTGTTATTTTATTTTGGATATGTAGATATTCGTTCATATTCAATGAGATACAACAATATAGAAGTTGTTGCTAAGCAATATGTCTCAAGAATAAAAAAATACTTTGAAGGAAAAAATATTTTATTTGGTTTTATAGAACCAATTCCTTCTGCAAATAAAGAAGATTGGATTTCTGTGCAACCATCAGAAATACATGACTGGATATCTGGATCTGTTAAAGAAAGATATATAGAGCACAAAAAGTTTATAAATATTATATCTTCTGAAAATATATTTATACCAATAATTGGAACTGTTCTAGACTCTTATTATTTAAACTTATCTCATACAGAAGATTTTAATCATTTAAATATTGAATACAATAATTTGATATTAGATTATATATTGTTAAAAATAAAAGATTTACAGGCAGAAATTAAATAAAAACGTCTTCAAGACAATTCATACAGAACCAGTCTGCTGAACCAACAGCTCTTCTGGTGCCTCCATATATGACTTCATTATTGTTTATACTATCAATAACCTCACCATACATATAACCGTAGGCTATTGGCACTAATTTATGATCACACTCATACATAAGGTAATCATACCATACTTGCAATACAGCTGAGTTTCTGGTATCATTGACATATGGAAACAAATGGGTGGACTAACGAGTTAAACGAAGAACAAAAGGCTTATGTAATGGATCTTGTAATTACTACAGTCAAAGAAATTAGAGAGCAGATTGCTCAGGATATTGAAGCAACTGTACCAGTATGGCAAGGTTTGGGGTTTATGAAGAGTCGTAGAACTAGGGCTGCATTTAAAGTGTGTGCTGCAATTGCAAGAGGACAAAATGAAAGGATTCCTAGATAATGTGGTCATGGGTGCTAGCAGTTATTGGTGTTGCAGGAATTTATTTTGTTGGACGTAAAACTATATGGGGATGGATTGTTCTTTGCTTTAATGAAATCCTTTGGATAACGTATGCATTAATTACAAAACAATATGGTTTTATATTCTCAGCTATTGCATATGCTGCAGTTTATATTAAGTCATTTATACACTGGCGTAGAGATGATGCGGAAGGAGTAAAATAATGATTGAATTAATTATTTTATCTGTTGGTGCATTTTTACTTGGATATTTAACTTCATACATAGTAATGACTTTTGGCATTAAACAAGATAAAGAATAGTGGTATTAGCTCCAGTAGCTCAGTTGGTTAGAGCCCCAAACTCATAATTTGGTCGTCGTAGGTTCAAGTCCTACCTGGTGCACGAGATCTTTTATAGATCTACTTATATAAGGAGAATAAATGAAAACTGTAGGAGAAAAACTTGGTAACTTTGCCGTTACTGGAGTTAAGCCTGGGGCATTGTCTTATGATGATTCCTCATTTGAAGTACTAACGCAAGATTCTTTTCCAGGCAAATGGAAGATCATTGTGTTTTATCCAAAAGACTTTACATTCGTATGCCCAACAGAAATTGTTGCATATGATGCACTTGTAAATGATTTCAATGACCGTGATGCAGTCTTGATGACTGGATCAGTTGATAACGAATTTTGTAAGATTGCATGGAGAAATGCACACGATGACCTAAAGAAGACAAACTCATGGGCATTTGCAGATACAGCACATCAGTTGGCTGGAGATCTAGGTGTTCATCATCCATCTGGTGTTGCATATCGTGCAACATTTATTGTTGATCCAGAAAATACTATTCAGCACATTACAGTAAATAATCTTGATGTTGGTCGTAATGCAGATGAGGCACTTCGTGTTCTTGATGCACTACAAACAGGAGAGCTTTGTGCATGTAATAGACCTCTTGGAGGAGAAACTCTATAATGTCTTGGGTTGATCAACTTAAGGAAAATCTTCCAGAGTATGCAAAAGATATCAAGTTAAACCTTGATGCAGTAATTAATAGATCATCTATTGATTCTGAGCATGCTACATACCTTGCTCTTGCAGCTGCCTTTTCAACTGGCAATGGCAAGCTTGTTGCTTTCATTACAGCAAGTGCAACTGATGAGGTAGAAAAGAATGCTGCATTAACTGCAGGTGCAATCATGGCACAAAACAATGTTTGGTATCCATACTTAGAAATGGCAGATGATGCTAATCTAACTGGACTACCAGCACAACTTCGCATGAATGCAATTGCATCTCACGGTGGTACAACAAAAGGCAAGTTTGAGGCATACTCTCTTGCTTCATCTATTGTTGGTAAGTGCCACTTCTGTGTTAAAGCACACTATGAAACATTGAAAGAAGAAGGCTATACAGTTGAACAGTTGCGTGATATCGGAAGAATTGCAGCAACAGTTAATGCATTAGCAAAGATACTTTCAGCTTAGAAAAAGTCCTGGGTATGACTAAAACTGCCCAACTTTAAACATCTGTAACTCAGTTGGTTAGAGTACCTGCCTTATATGCAGAGAGCCGTAGGTTCAAGTCCTACCAGATGTACTAGGATATGATATGATATATGTATGATTAGAATAAGATATTATATTGAAAGACTTTATAGAATTATTTTTAGAAAAAATAAAAAGAATAGGGACTTTATATACTGATGTCAAATAACGCAAGATTTCACGATTTTACTCATCTATTTAATGAAGTACACAAGGTGTATGGAAATAAAAAAGATCAGTCAGCACTTTTTGAAGACGTAATACCTTGGCCTGATCCTGATAAAAATGATGAATACTATAATATATCCAAAATAAATCTAAATTATGATAATGTTTTTGAATATAATCTAAATAGACTACACCTTAGAGAACCAAAGCTTAGTAAAGGTGCAGAAATGCTTGCTGTGGGATGTTCAAATTCTTTTGGGGTTGGTTTGCCTTATGATCTAGCTTGGCCAGAAACTG